AATAAGATAAAGATAGGCACAATGAGTAAATTTAAGGCTTGATTAAGAAGTGAAATAGATGAAGTAAAGAATATAAGTGATTGATACCACTATTAGGCGACCATACCCAGCTTCTATTCAAAGCGTGGTTGATATACTCACTTGCTGCGTTCTTCTTGTAGTTCAACTCTTGTTGCAACCCCATAATAGGCTCTAAGAACCCAACAGCTAAGTTTGTTTCTGTGTCCTCAAAACATCTTATCTGCTCGAATGGGATCTGTGTTATCTCTTTTATACAAAGACATACCAAATCGTTTGCTACTACTATCTCATACAACCTTTCATCTCAATCCTTTAGCTCAAACAATCAGTAGTATGTTTTGATTGATAGGTTGTTTTTATCTACATCAGGTACTTTTGAGATAGTCATTCACATAATATTTTGCACATCCTCTTTATATTGTGATGATGTTTTGTCTAGCTTTGCAATATCCTCTAATTTATCGACATTGATATATTCTTTGTTCTTTTGTATATCTGCCAATCTCACACCAGACAATACTTGCACTACAGCAGGCATATCCTGAAACATAACATATCTAGGATCATAATATATGTCGCTCCAAGATACTGGCTCTATAGTTACATATTCATCAGCTACATTTTCTTCTATCTTCTCTGTGACCTTGATTACCTGTTCTACACCATTCTCATCAATGATAGTTTCTTCTTCGTCTACTTTCAGTTTCTTCCTGCTTATAGTATACTTCGTTGCTACCTTAGCAAACGATGTCCCATAGTTTACCATACCCTTAGCCCACAATCTTGTGCTTTCAGATAGATTATATTTAGAGAAGATTGTACTCAATAAGTCTTGGACTGCTCTGCTTTGCATATCCAACTTAGATATATCTGCTCAATTCTCTAGCTCATTAACAAGGTCTGGTTTGAAACTTACCAACCACTTTGGGTTTCTACTAACTATTCTAGGCAATATCTTATTAGATACCTCGTGCATCTTATTGACCTTAAATGTCGTACTCCAATCAGCCTTTTTTGGATAAGTGAAAGTATTAAGCTCTTTATATATAGCAAGCATTCTATTATGATATGGCTGCAACAACTCTTGGTATTGTTCAAAAGTATTTGATACCATCATAACAGCCTTTTGTTGTTGCTCTGGAGTTGGCTTAATCATCTATTTGTAGATATAAACTAAAGGCTTAATAATCAAATAACACACTATTGCAACACTAATATATATCATCTTCATCGTCATACCCCAACAACTTAGGGTTTCAATTCTCATCATACGCTATTGTAAAGTTATCTTTGTATGCTTTATTGTTTGGGCTTATCTCATACATACTATACAACATTTGCTCTGCATCCATTATATCATCGTGTTTACCTCTTGGGAAACGCTTCAATTCAAACTCTAGCTCTGTCATACCTAGCTGGTGGTATATATGCCCATTTCTATACAATGGGATCAACTTCCTTAACTTTGCTTCTTTATCACCTGTTTGCCTTATCTCCTCTATGTCTACATACTGCCCTCTCCTTTGTAACTCTGCTTTCAGATTGAAGCCTATGATCTGCTGTGCTTGGATTGACTCAATACCTATCTTCTCTGGGTTTCGTTTGTTCTTGTGATAGATAAGTTTATCTATCAATTCCGCTGGATTGTATTTGCCTACACTGTACTCTAATATATACATATCCATTCAATCAAACATACCTGTCATGATACAAGTATTGTCCGCACTATCTCTTTTTGAGAATGCAGGATCACAAGCAGTAAATATCCTTCACTTCTTCGGTACTGTATCGTTAGTGTAATATCTAAACCATTCCTCATGAAACTCTTGCGTATCTTTATTTACTGGGTTCTGTTGGTATTGCGTAGAAAATACAACAGGGCTTTCAGCTTTCATTTGATTGAGTATCGCTATTGGGAAACGCTTTGGGAAAAAAGACTCACCAGCCTTGCGAAATCCATCATCAGTTTCGGCTATTGCTGGTATTATCAGCTCCTCTCGTTCTTCGCCTATTCCTTGCTTCTTCAAGTCCAATAGAAAGCCACATAAGTCGTCATCGTGCAGTCTTTGCATTATCACTACTATAGAGCCTTCTGTTTTACTATTCAATCTGGACTTGATTGTGTCTTGGAAGTTATTGTTTACCCCAGTCCTTACTACATCGCTTTGTGCATCTGCTGGTTTCAATGGGTCATCTATTATTATTATGTCAGCACCTACTCAAGTAATCGTACCTGTAGAACCCGCTGCATACATCTGACCACCAGATACTGTTTCTCGATGCTGTTTATTGTTCTGGTCTTCTCTCAATCAATCCTTTCTAGGAAATATAGATAAGTATGTATCACTGTTATACATATCCCTAGCTCCACTATTATTCTTCTCTGCCAACTCTGCACTATATGATATAAGCATAAACTTCAATCGAGGGTCGTGTCATAAACACCAAACAGGGAACGCCTTACTCACTGTTTCTGTTTTCAATGATCTAGGTGGGATGTTTATAATCAATCTCTTTATATCACCAGCATATACCCTTTCCAACTTCTCACATATTAACTTAATATGCCAGCTCTCATCTAATGCCGCTCTCTTTTCCTTTTGTCGGTAATACTTCAAAAACTCATACAAGCTATCCCTTTGTGGTCAGTGTATCTCCTCTAGTTTCCTCATAGCTAGCTCTTTGGCTGCTCTCTCTTTTAGGCTTAGCACTTACAAATCATTGAAGATTAAATCTATTAGACTACATATACTATATAATGTTATAGCCCCAAAAAGCATAAATCATCAGACAATCATCATTGATACTATATATAATATAAAGCTATTCTCATTTTAGAGTATTAGCTAGATAGCCAATACCTAATCAACCAGCTCATAATCATCAACCTATTTTAATAATATCTCAAGCTATTGTGGTTTTCTCTTTGGCAAATGATGGGATATTCTTAATCAAATTATTCTTTGCCTCAATTACTGAACTCATATCGTAGAACTTAGCTTTTACATCAGGTCATCATTGGCTACTTACTACATCATCTAATTGGCTATTCATTTTATTTCTTACTGATTGTCGTAGCTTATTAGCTTTTTGTACTGATCCAGCAGCATCTGGGCTTGGGTTCTTTTGTGATGCACTAAATAAATCATCCCACTCTATTCTTGCTTTCCATAAATCATTTGCTGTCTTAGCTTTGTTTATCTTATTTTTTAGGATATTTATTGCTTTTACTTCTGCGTTTGTCCAATCACTTATATTCTTTACTTCATCTATTTCACTTCTTAATCAAGCCTTAAATTTACTCATTGTGCCTATCTTTATCTTATTCAACTTGCTGCCTAGATTAGTAGACATATCTTTACCTATCTTTTCTGCTTCTATGAGAACCTTTTGTGGATCTTTATTTGATATTCATTTTATCTTATTGCTTAATATCTTAGCACCATTTGCTGCCCTTTCAGTAGGCGTTATCTCTCATTTAGTTTTTAATAATCAATTAGTAAACCTTACCCTTCATTCTCTAGCTGCTTTTTCAATGTTTTTTGCAGTACCTTTTTCTGCAAATAAACTTTGTACTTTATTTGCTTTACTTACTGCTCTACCTCATTGTATTCATCAAAATACTCAACCCAATGCTGCTCATACAGCAGTTTCTTTTGCTGTAGCAAATCTTCATTCAGCACCTAATGTAGTTGCTTGTGCTCAAGCTGCACCACCAACTCAACCAGCTAATGCTCATTGTGCTACCCCTCACAACACAGTTGTTGCTGGAGTAAGTGCTGCAGTAACCAATCATCATCATACTGCTGTTGCACCTGCTGCTAATGCAGTAGTTGCCGCAGTTTTACCAACTGTTCTACCAATAGTAGCTGCTTTACTCTGTGCTAAATCTTTACCCAATACATCAGTCATAAATCACTCTCCTCTTTCTTTTTTTTGTAATTCTTGTTCTGCTTGTATCTTAGCCTCATCAACTCATAATCATCTTGCTATAGCAGCACCAGCTTTCTCTCATAATCTGCCAGTTACACCCACTATGTTTTGTCATACATCGCTCACTCATTGTGCAAATCAAGCAGTAGCTGCTCCAATTTGTTTTCATCATTCAGTTATAACAGTCCTATCTCAAACCTGTTTGTCTTTATCCAATCAGCTTGCTATATATTTTGTTAGTCATCATTGCTTTGCTTCTGCTCTCTTTTGTGTTACAAACTGCAACGCTTGATCTCTATCCATCCCTGCATCTTTTACTTTTTTCAAGAAAGCTACCTCTTTATCAGAAAATCAAAGAGCTTTTGCTTTCGCTGTTTTATCTGCTTCAACTTTCTTTTGCTGTTCTTGGACAACCACAGCTTTTTTTAGCTCTACTACTTCTTTTGGTTTAACAACTGTACCTAGTCATCAAACAACTCAAGGCTGTAGTATTGGTTGAAACATTCATGGTATAGCCATATCTAGCGTTTATTTTATAAAGAGTCCCACAAAGCAGCGAAATCGTTGTTGTTTGCAGGTGGTGTAGTTGTTGTATTTGCAGGTGGCGGAGTATTTGTTGCTCATGGTGTTGTAGGAGCTATTGGGTTTACTCACTTCTTAGCTTCTTCTTTGCTTAATGGTATACCACCAGCATTTCTAATCATTCTATTTATCTGCTCCAAAGCTACATCATTACTAATACCTACCTTTAGATTACCTATAGTATTAGCTAATGCTGTCCATTCTCATTCAGATAATGCTCAAAGACTTACTCATTGTTTCTTTAGGTCAGCTATTTTTTCTAATGTTAGATTGCTCTTTATATAATTCAAAGCAAATCTTGCATCTGGATCAATTAACCCAGAACTTCTACCTATTGAGTTAGCAACAAATTTACCAGCTGTATATAGATTGCTTAATAAATCAGCATTCATAGGTCATAGTGGGATATTGCCGCCTCATACTCAACCTGCTCAACCTCAAGAACCTCCTCAACCAAATCAAGCTCATCCTACAGGTATATCGTATCTATTTGTTTCTGGATTTCGTTGGTATACTTTTTCGCTTCTTCAACTTCCCACACTGATTGTCTTAGCAGCTTCTCCACTACCTCACATACTTGTCTGTGCTGCACTTCTTATGATAGCTTGCAAATCTGCTGGTACTGTCTTGATAAATTCTTCGTTTATAGTCCCGTCTGCGTTCCTTGCTAATGTTGCCCATTCTTGTATGTCCTTAGCACTTCATATATCTATACCACTTGCTGATACTGCACTTACTAGATTATTGACAGCATCCATGTAGTTGGTACTATTAGCAGCATTGGCTTCTGCGGTCTTCTTTATAGCATCTATCTGTCGGTCTTGTGCGGCTTTTGTGTATCAATTTATCTGTTCTCTTATAGCTGTTATTGTATCGCTATCTGCTCATTCTAGCT